CCAGGTATCTTCGAGACCCAGAGCATCACCGCACAGTTCTGTCGCTGCGCCCAGGCGTTGTCGCTGGTGAATGCTAGAAGCACACCGTCCACCTTGCGCTGCTGCACCACGATCGCGTAATGCCGTGGTGCGCTGATCGAGTCCACGATCAACGCTCTGATCTTGTCGGGATCCGGGCGCAGGCGAGGGTACAGCTCGGTCTGCTCCATCGCCAGATCCAGGATCCGATCGCGATCAGCCAGCGTTGCCGGTCGAATGATCATCATGCTCCTGGTGCCGCCGCTGCCGGTGCAGCAATCGGTGGTGCTGTGATACCGACCTGGAAGTTCCCCAGGTTAACGTCGTTCATCTCCCTGATGTACTTCAGTGCACCGTTCAACTGCTTCAGCTGCGCCTGGACGTGCTGCGCAACTCTGTCCGGTGAGATCTTCGGATCCGACATGATCGCGCTTACCCCAGAGAAGTAGGCGTCATAGAGCTTGGCCGCGGTCTCGTTTTGCGCGATCAGGTTCCCGTACTTACCCTGGATCTGCGCCAGGTCCATCGCCTGCGTGCCAGCCAGATACTGCTTGTTCAGATCCGTGACAGACTGCAGTACCTGCTGATTGATCGCGTTCGTCGCTGCGACTGATTGCTGAGAGGCAGCGAACGACTGTGCCGTCGCCTCCATGTCCGCACGTGTCTGTAACTCGGCGAACTGCTGCTGCGCCTTGTTGTACGCATCAGCGTTGCCCTGGTTCACCGCGGTCTGCATCTGCGCCGCCAACAGCTCAGCCTCGTTACGCTGAGCTGCGTTGAACTTCGACACGTCGGTCCCGAGCTGCGCGTTGAGCGCATCGAGCTTGTTCGCTTCAACAGCGTTGGTCAGCTCTGCGACATTCTTCGCACTCGCGCCGAACTCCTTCGCGCGGTTGAGAGCCTGCTGATTCGCCTCCGCTGCACGCAGGTGCGTGGCCGCATCCTGCTGCGCGATCGGTAGCGCACGCTCGGTCACCGCTGCTTGAGCTGCACCGGCTGCAATACTCGAATTCATCAGCCCACGTCGACCGGCAGAAAGCAGACCCTGCTGACGTGCAAGTGCCATCAGCGGACTGTCACCGCTGGTGATCTCCTGCAGCTGACCGGCCACCGTCATCTCAGGTGTGACTTCGAGCTGCGAAGGATCGTAACCCTGTGCCCCCGCCAACGTAGTCTCCGCTTGATCAGCCTCAGCGACACCCGACACTACCGGCACCGCTGCTTCGGCATCTTGCACGCCGCCTAGTGTTGCGGTGACACCTTCCGGCACCGTTGCCTCTGCGGTCGGTGGAGCCTCGGGATAGAGATCCGAGAGCACTGCACCTTGGTTCAGCAGACCTCCGCCTGTGTCCTCGGGAGGTGTCGTTGTCGTGTCACCAGGTGGCGTCGTTGTCGTCGGTGGCGTCGTCGTTCCTGGATAGCTAGGTGGAGCTGTCTCCGCCGGAATACCTTCGCCGCCCTCGGGAATGTCTCCAGGGTAAAAAGGCTCAACGCCCCCAGGTGGTATCCCGTACTCGCCGCCTTCTCCGTATGGCATCTAGTTCACCTATTGAATGATTCCGGCACTCTGCAGATCGAAGATCAGCGCGGCCAGGACATTGTTGTTGTTGATGGTCGTGGCCGAAGCTGAAGCCAGCAGCGTGCGGTCGTTTACGATGACTGCATTACGGGTGTAGGTGCTTGAGTTCGTTCTGTCAGCAACCGTCAGCACGCGCTCGAAGCCTGCACCGGTTAGCGTGTTGTTTGCTTCGAGTCCTCCAGCCGCAGCGGTCAGCGTATGCACGACTTCAACGCCAACTTGGTAAAGTTTAACGTCCGCATCGGGATCCATCAGGATCATATTGCGTTGGGCACTGCCCGAGTCATTGCCAACGAATCGAACGGTGTTGCTATCAATGAAGCTGCGGATCTGTACCTCGGAAGCCGTCACATCGATATGGAAGATCGTAGCGACTCCGGTGTCTTCCATCGTGAAGTTGCCAGAGGACGCACCGTCACCACGCAGTGTCCAACCAACCGCACCGGTATACGCTCGAAGCAGACCATCGTGATAAAGCTCGGACGGTCCATCGGGATCGAACGCGGCCATGAGCGTGTCGACGCTACCGCTATCTTCACCACGGACCTGAACGTGACCCGAGTCGATCTCGTTCTTCAGAATCGTGATGTCGGTGCTGGCAACATGCTGAAACCTAGCCGAGATCGTAGCGTCTTCAGTAAGCGTGAGCGATGGATCGCCAGCCGCATCAACTCGAACATCCGCACCAGTGGCAGTCGTGCGAAACGCTATGAGGTTGCTGCCAGGGTGATACAACTGTACGTCATCGTCCGGGTCCAAGTGCAGCATTTGACGAACTTGTGAAGCAGAGTTGCGAGATTGAAAACGAACCTCTTCGCTATCTATGAACCCCTCAAACTGAAAGTTGGCTCCGTTGTAAACCACTCGCATAGCGAGATTGGCACTAACCGCATGGAAGTCCAGGATCGTACTAGAACCACTCTTGCCTTCCAGAATGATTCCACTGATACCCGTCTCAATAACTGCACCTGATGTGACACCATTCGAGTGATGAAGGAAGACAGCACCCGCTACGCCTGCAGTTTGCGAACCGACTCTGACGGTGCCACCCAGTCGGTTGATCTCCAGCTCGGCAACCGTCGTATCGGTAGCCTTAGCCTGAATGGCAAGCTCACTCGCTACTGCACTGATTCCTATTTCCAGATGAGGATCAGTGTCAGGATCGACTGCACCAATTCTTACGGCAACATCAGTGTCGACAAGATCGACAGCATTTGAATTTGTAAACGTACCCTGAACTACTGGGCCACCAAGGTCAGACGCTGTGAGCACACGCTCAAAGCCGCCACCTGTGAGTGTGTTGTTGGCTGAGAGACCACCTGCCGCTGCAGCCAATGTCGCGACGACTGAGACCCCAATGTGAAAGATCTCGGCATCACCAGCAGGGTTGAACCGAGCTGCAACGTGATCGACGGGAGAGCTGTCACGAGTTACAAATTGGATACCGCTGTTGTCTTGCTCTGACTCCAGCTCCATGAAGGAACCATTCTGTCCCACCTTCCATAGATCTGTCCCATCAGCTTGCTCGCCAGTGATCGTAGCGAGACCAGCAAAGCCACCACGAATAGTGATACCCGAGATATTGGAAGTGAGGAACTGTAGCGTTGTCCCTCCTGCATCTCTAAAGAACGCGACCTCACCCTCTGGATCAAACGAAGCCATGAGCGTGTCGACACCAGCATTGTCTTCACTCCGAATCTCGACTTCTCCACCGTGCACGGCACTCTTGATTCTGAGTGCGGTGCCTGCTGCAACGAAGCCGAAGTCGGCCACGGTGGCAAACGATCCGTTGCGTAGATTGATCAGTGCAGACTGACCTAGACCCGCTGTCGGATCGTTGGTGGTCGAGTCGTTGATGATGACGCCTGCAACAGCGGTAGCGAACTTCTGCAGACCCGTGAACATGAGCAGCGTGCCCGCACCTGGGCTACCCTGCAGATAGGTCTCTACCGAGCCCGCTCCATTTTCTCCTCGAAGCCGAAGCCCGCCGCCATGCACGACGTTGACAAGGTCGAACGACTGACCGGTGTTGAATCCGACGTTGGCCAGCGGAGCCCCATTCACATTCTGCCACTGGAACTGTGCATCGAAGGAACCAGGTGCTGTCGGATCGTCGGCACTCGTGCCTTGCGTTGTCGCACTCTGCGCCTGGTTGTTAATACGATTCCAGTCGACACCGTTCCAGTAGATGTCGTCACCGATCTCGACCGTGCCCGCACCTGTGATCACACCCGCCCCGGTGATGATCCGGTAGAGCGGGTTGCCTGTCGTAGGCGTAGCCGGATCCCCGCTGGTCCCGTCATGATCACCAGCGAAGTCGAGCCCACCACCGAACTGAGCTGACTTCGCAGACCAGTGCAGCGCGGAGAACGTCGTCGAGCCATCACCACCCGAGCTGACTGGTACGGGATCATCCTCTGGCCGGATCGCCCAGTCCTCTGCAGAGATCGCCTGGTTGGCTGCGTCAGTCGATTGCGACAGCACGAACTGAGTGTTCGCGTTGTCGTAGCGGAACTCGTACACACGTCCGGTGACTATCTCGCCGCCTGCGAACGCGGATCCATCGAACTCGACCGCAGCGATGTCACCGATAGTGTCGACATTGATGACCACCGGGCCATCGTTGGTGTGAGTGGCGCGGAAGACGACCAGGTCACCTTCCTGGTTGGTGAGCCGGGTGTCTGGCATCGCAACGTCGAACTCGTTGACCGTGCCACCTTGTACATCGATGCCCAGCTCTGCGATGCCACGCGTAAGCGCATCACTTGCACTTGGTAGAAGATCAAAGCCGCTCTCGACACCTGCGAATTCTGGATTAACTTGTCCTGATCGAACCTTGGTGCTCGGAATGAACGGACCACCAAAGTTGTAATATGAGTTGGCCACTAGCGTTGAATCCTCCGTGGTTCGTAGTGCAGCGTGATTCCCTGCAATGTGAATGGCAGCGTGACCGCTCCTTCATGGAAGAAAACGAATCCGATGTTCTCTCCTGTGCCTGTGAGATCACCGCGCGCAGTTGAAATGACTTGGCCATCCCAGAAGAACTCATCCCAGTTGTCCACATCCCAGAACCCGCCGCCTGCATTGACATCGATGTCCTCAATGCTGCCTTCCTGTTCACCGTAGGTCAGCGACGAGATGAACTTGATGGTCAACGGCTTGTTGGCATTGAGTTCGAGATCCGCCTGCCTGAAGCGTTTGCGATACGTTGGCGAGCCGACCTGGTTGAACACCAACCGCAGAGACGAGACGATGTCTTCACCATCGAAGTTCTCGCCGACTTGATCTTGAAAGACAAAGCCGAAACCGTCGCCCGCATCCTCAGTGATGAAGTAGGTCCGCTCCGCACCTGAGTCATCCTCGGTGTTCCAGATCCGGCTGACTGCGAACGGGTAGACAAGCGATCCGAACTGCACGCCTGTGCGTACTCCAGTCGCCCCCGCTTGTAGGCGTGTTCTGTTGGCTGCGCCCGCATACTCGATGTACATCACAAGCGCAGTGCCGTCACTGAAGTACATGCGGTACTGGTTCGACGAGCGCACGATGGCAGAGTCGGTGAAGATCGGGCGCACCACATCGATGATCGGTTGTATGAGCTGTGAGATTGTCGAGCCTACGAAGTCGCCGAAAGCATCGGTACGTGCGATCGAGGTGACACCCAGATCATCGAGCGTGTAAACCGTGTCGATCTTCTGCGCCGAGTAGAGCCGACCACCGGACACCTCGGTCATCAACCGCAGCTCCCAGTTGGATGGGTCAGTGCCAAAGAGCCCGCGTGCATCGCGCTCCGTGGTAATCACGAGCACGTTGCCGACGATACTTCGTAGCCCGGTAAGCTCGTCACCCGCACCGAACTCCGCTGCACCGAGGAAGCCGCTGAAGTTGAGCGGCTCACCGATCACACTCTGCACGTAGCGTCCACCTGGGTAGCCATGGAAGAGGAAGTTGCGGTGCTCCTGTACCAGGAACGGTGAGCCGTTGGGCAACGTCTCGGTTGGATCGATCAACTCAGCCAGGGGTGGAATCAGGATCGGCGATACGATGCTGTTCTCGTCGATCTCGAATGCTGCGTCGACACTGTTCACACCGTATGCGCGTAAGGATCCCGAGCCCGCAAAGAAATTGTGGTTGATGAACTCGTAGACCCCGCCCGGTGAAAATGTGAATGGGATGTTGGCAGTCGTCGATGTGCAGATGACGGTGAGAGCGGGTGACTCCAGCGTCTCTGTTCCATTGAACCCAGGACCGGCGACACCCGTGACAACGATGTAGCCGGATCCCGAGCCGTCGAATGCGTTGGATCCACCGTTCAATATGATGCGGTGAATGGTCGCGGTAGTGCCGGTCACCGATCCGGTGACTGTATCTCCCTCCACGACATCTGCAAACGCAGCAAGACCTGTGTCGTAACTAATGGTCTCACCAAGGGTAATTCCTGCTGTCGTCCAACCGGCGGCAGAGGCAAGGTGCAGGATCCCTTCCGTGACTCCGACGTTATCACGTATAGCATAGTTAACACTCCCAAGTTGCCACGCAGCTCTGACCGGGCCGGATCCCGGAACCACTGCGATGTCTCCGCGGTACTCATCCTGTGCTGCGAGTAAGAACGTCCCTTCGAGATCGGTGGTCGGTGCATCGCGGTCCACGGGATCCGAAAGAATCACGACATCACCGTCGTAGTCGACGACCAGGTCAATGCTGTCGATCTCCAACGAGAGCCCATCGAAGAGATCGCCTTCCTGTGAGAACGCTTCCTGGGTCATCACCACCAGCTCGGCATTGATCTGCGCTGGTGTAGCTGCTGCTGCGAACTGTGTGATCTCTCGCGTGATGAAGCCCATGGCCGCATCGATCTCGGTGAACTCGACGATCTGGGAATCCGCACCCGGTGCAAACGTAAACCGGTAGGTGGCCGTGTCGTCGCTCTCAGGTGAGATCGCGAAGACGTTGTTGTTTCTGAAAGTCGCGCTGCCCTTGCGGATCAGGCGCGCACGTATGCGCAGCGTCCACTCAACGACGGTGGTGACCTCTGCACCCAGATCTTCGAGCGGCCACTCCACTGTGGCGAGCGCAGTCCACTCATTGCGGATCGTGTCGTTGACCTGGCCATCGGGATCATCGACACCCTCGTCGACGAGCAATGGATCATTGGTAACCAGGACCGAGTCTGCGTCGATCGCAGCACCATCGATCTTGAGCTGCTGGTCAGCATTGGTGACGTTGACACCGAGATCATCGTCGATGAGGAACGTACCGGTGATCTTGGTGAGCGCGAGCATGTCGTTGCCACGCGAACCGTCGTCCTCGTAGATCCCGACGACGACACCTGTGGCACCCGATGGCGCACCGGTCAACGTCGCACCGAGGATCACATCCTCAGACGCGTTCACCTCGAAGCCGAGGAACGTCTGCTCGTGCGGCTTGGGTCTGCCGTCGAATCGCTCGAAGCCAGGGATTCGACGGTAGCCACCGTTGAACCACGGCTCGTAGTTCTGCATCGCGAGTGCTCGACCAGGGTTGACCGAGATCGCGGGTGTGACTACGTCAAGTCCACCACCGAACGGAAAATGTTGTGTCTTTGTCTGCGGCATCTCTCATCACAAAGGAGTGACCACTATGCTGCCATCGCCTCCCCCTGCTGGATTGGCGTTGACATCGAAGAAGCTGCCAGTGCTTTGGTAACGCGAGTACCGTTGATTTGGCAGCTGATTGTTCTCCAGCCTGGGGAGGAAATCCCCGTAGATCTGTTGGCCTTGAGCGTTGATCTCTGGCGCGTTCTCGTAGTTGCTGTAGAGGATCAAAGCTCGACCTAAGATGGCTGGTTGGTACGCGGCGGGAATCGCCGAGACATCAGTGTTAGCCGCCAATAAGGTGGGCTCTCGAAAGTAATCGGCCTTAATGTCGTAGACCTTGTCGGGTACAGGTTCAAATTCGATGCTGTTGTCGGGCATCAAGATCACGGTGCTAGGCTCCGCGAGCTGTGTATCGCGTATCAACGTCTTGATCGAGTCGTGCTCGACGAAACCGAGCGGCTGATCATCGGCGTTCACGATCGAAGGATCGTTGAGCTTGAACGTCTTGTAGTCCCAGAACAGCAGATCCGAAGGCGGACTCAAGCTGACGACACCTGTCGCAGTCATCAGCGTCACCTGGTTCCACAAGAATTTCCAATTGAGCCAGAGGTTCTGAATGTAGTTGTCACCTTCCCGGATCCAGCCCACCAGGCGATTGGCCTCACCGGTCTGACTAATGACCGACGTCGGCGCTGCACCCGCTGCACCCGATTCACGATGCAGATCTTGGACCAGCTCCAGGAACGTACTCATTCAGCGTGCTCCTCTGCCTGCAGCGCAGCAGCATTCTCTTTCTGCGCATCAACGATCTCTTGTGGCACTGCGCTCAGCTTCGCCTGTGCACGCTTGAGGATCTCCTCACGAGAGCTGTCCTGCGTTTCCTGCGCTTCCGACAACATACCGGAGGCTTGCTCGGGCACCGGATTTGCAGCCGGTGGTTGGTAGTTCGGATCCGGTCCTTCGTAAACACCGTTTCTCGTGAAGATGTGCCCGCCTTGCGAGTGCCGCACCTTGCCACTGATGTGGCGAATCTTTGCGAAAGGCAGATCTGGGTTGAACTCAGGCACCGTCAGCCTCCTTCATCGCGCGGTACTCACTCATCGAAACGCGCTTGCGTCCGCCGCGACCGTGAACGATCACGGTGCCTTCATCCACGACACCAGGTGCCGGTTCGGGCTCGGGCTCCGGTTGCGGTTCCGCCACTACCGTGGGCTCTTCCGATTGCGGCTCTTCGCTCGCTGTGTTGTCTTCGATCTCGGCCATGGTCTCTCCTCAGTAACGCCTTTGGGGATAGAGATACTTCTTCTTGTCCCATGGCGCGGGGTTGTCGACACCGGCATGAGCCGGTGGCGTCGTTGCGCCGAAGCGCGGATTGTGCGGATTGTCAGCCACTCCTGGCTTGTATGGTCGGTCATCCATGTCACTGCGGACCATCTCGCTGATGTCCTCGACGGTGTTCTCGAACAACGTGTCGATGTTCCTCAACCCTGAGACACCTTCGCACTCGCATGCGAACGACTGGAAGTCCGAAGTAAACGACGTCGATCTTTCCTGCAGTTCATCCATGTCGAGCATATCGATCGGACGTCCAAGTCGGTCGTCCTGGTAGTCACGCAATCCACCTTCGAGCGTGACCTTTTCGGTTCGATTACGTCCTGCCATTGTCTCCTCCTAACAAACTAGCCGAGGGGCCGAAGCCCCTCGACCTTGGTTTTCCACATCAGAAGATGTAGAAATCGTGCTCCTTCTCCGAGACCATGTACTTCGAGTCCCAGTAGGGGTTCGGCGTTTCTCTCGAATTGCCGTTGAGCGGATTCCTTGCATTGTCGTACTGCGGAAACACCGGGTTCTCCGAGTCGAACTCGCTAAACGCAGAGAGTCCGTACTCGACACCAGATGCCTCCATATGCATGTAGGATCCGCGGATCGTGCTGGGCGTGTGCTCGGGCGGCATGTAGCCAGCACCTACGCCAGCTCCAAAGCCCAAGTTGCCGCCACTTCTAACGTCCGATGGCATGGTTACCTCCTTAGAACCAGGCGATGAGCAGACGGGTGTCCGCAGCACCGGCAGTCGAGTTGCCGTCGGTGATGAGATCCGTCGTTACATCGGCAGCGATGTCGACACCGTCTTCGAGCGCAACTACTGAATTCGCTCGCGTCGGTGCCAAGACGTCTCCGATAGCACTACCTACCTGGATTTGACCAAAGTTCGCCAGCTGCGCGTCAACGTCGCCAGAGTCCTCGCCAATGTCCACCAGGTTGTCAGCTACCGTGAAAGCAGTCGTGACATGGAGTGTCAGATCCAGGACACGACCACCACGTCCCGCAGGACCGTTGAGCGCGATGATATCACCAGCACTGGAATACACCGATGCCAGATCGTCGTGCTGAGTTTGGAGCGCGTTGTCGTAGAATTGTCCAGGCATGTCGCCCTCCTTACTCTGTTGAGTCCCACTTCAGGATCCGCGCTTCGTCGGCTTGGGTGTGGACGATTCCATAACCCAGTTCCGCGTACCACGCGATACCCCGTGACCGACCGAAGTCAGTCGGGATTTTGCCACGAATCTCTTCGGGAATAGCGAACGCCTCGACAACGGTGTCTGCTCCGAAGAAGAAAATGCCGTCGCTGTTGGTCCAGCCTTCGTCAGGGATGTTGGTTTGCTCGGTGTAGCGGATGCCTTCGTAGCGTCCTTTCTCACCGTTCATAATCACATACCACCCCTCACTGACAAACTGGTGAATTGCTTCCAGCTCGTCTTTGAGTGCACGCAACGTCGAAGGACGTGCGACAGACATGTAGTTGTTCCCATCGAACGTGGGAATGTCGCGCTCAGCCATCTCGTCAGCGATCAACTTGCCGTGCTGAGTCAGGAACTCCTGAGCCGGTGCGCCTGAAGGGATGCCGTTCTCTGTCACGGAGATCGTTGTTGCCGTATCTCCGACGACTCGAATGGGCGTCAATTCAAATTGCGCATTGGCCGAGGAGTCGAGCACTTTACGTGCGTCGTTCTTCAGCACCTTGTGGATCACCTCGGTCACCGGATGCTCTGAGAGATCATCCAGCTTCTTGGTGTACGGCA